GGGGGCGCGACGGGGGCGCGGCGCTAGCGCGCGACGGGGACGCGGCGGGGACGCGCGGGGGGCGCGACGGGGGCGCGGCGCTCGATGACGCGTCGATGGCCGCGCCTTGTTCTTGTGATTTAACTTCTAACCCCACCCCCCTGCCCCCCGCGGCGGCTTCGACCGCGTCCGGTTCGGACGACGGGATGGTGGGTGGGGGGAAGGTTACTCAACAGGCGGAAAAAGCGGGGGAAGTCCTCGCCCTGGCGTTGGCCGGTCTCGACGAGGAGACGCTCGACGAGCTCGGCCCGTCCTCCACCCAGCGGCTGGTGGGCGAGATCACCGGGGCGCTGGGGCGGGGGGCGAATGCGGGCGGCCTGGTGGCGGCGTTGTGCGAGCCGATGCCGCCGAACCCCAGGACCCGGGTCGGGGTGCTGATCGGCCGGTTGCGCCGGCCGGTCCCAGTTGCGGTTCTCGAGCAGGTGCGAGCTAGCCGGGCCGACCGGCTGGACGCGCCGAGTCCGCCGGCCCGGGCGATGTGCGCGGACTGCGGGATGCTCGATCCGGCCGGGGACCACGACACGATCTGCATCGGGCCCGAGGAGGCCGACGGTGACAGCGAGCTCGGCTAGCAGCTGGCGCGTCTTAGTGGCCTGGCGGGAACGGACCGATGACGGCCAGGTCGTCGAGGTCGCCCGCCCCTACGACTTCGCCGACTACGCCACCGCCGCCCGCTTCGCACGCCAGGCTCGCACCGCCCGGATCGTCGGCCTGCCCGCCGCAGCGCTCGGCGGCGCGGTCCACGGCCCCATCCCCATCAACGACGGGCACGCCAGCTTCGTCCCCGGCTTCTTCGGCGACGACGAGCAGGCCATCACCAGAGCGCCGGTGCTGGACGGCGTTGCCGGCGAGATGCTGCGGGCCATCCGCAGCCGCAGCCGCGAGGAGGTGAGCGGATGACGGAGGACGACGCCCGATTCGAGTTCGTGGTTTCCACGGTCAGGTTCTGGAGGCACGAACGGGTTGGCCAGGCGGCGACCGTGGTGCTGATGGTGGGCCAGTATGAGCACTGGAAACTTGAGGTCCCGATGGATCCGGCGGCGGCGCGGGCGTTCCAGCCCGGCGACGTCGTTGCCCTCAGCCTCCGGATCGAGTCTTGAGGATGAGCAGGGCCCGCTCCCACGGAGCCTTCCCGAAGGGGACCACCCACAGCAGCTCGCTGGCGGCCTCGTCGAGCGCCTGCTGGAGTCGCTCGGCCGCCGTTCCCTCGACCTTGTGTTCGTCGGGCACGCCGATCTCCGGCTGCGACAACACGACTTCGCGGACTTCGTACTTCGGCACGGTTTCCTCCCGGGCTGTGGCCGCGGCGGGCGCGGCCTTTGGTAGCCTCGGGAGCGCTTGCCAAGGCTTCAACCCGGGGCCCCCGATCCATGTGATCGGGGGCCCCAGTCTTGTCGCGGGTCCGGTTGGTTGTCACACCTCTCTGGTTCAATACGGGGAAGCCGATGTTCGGTGTGCGCGGTTGGGCTTGGGGCGGGCGGCTCTGGCCCGGTGCGCGGTCCGTGGTCCTGCTCCGCCCGGTTCTCCTTTGGGGGTGTGCTGTGGCGATGGTGTTGCTGAGCGAGTTCGAGGCGCAGAACCTGGTGGGCCGGGCGGCGATGCGACTAGTGACCGCGTTGCGGGACCGGCCAGAGGCGACGGTGCTGGCGTTGCTGGACGGGCGCCGTTGCCGGGCGAGGTTGTCGCCACGGCAGGCGCGGTGCCTTCGGGATTTCCGCCATGCGCGGGCCGATGCCCGGGACGCGGGCCTGGGCTGGGTGGTCGACGAGCAGGTGGCCGGCGCCCGGGAGATGGTCCTGGCCGGAACGCGGGAGCTGGTGCTGGCTTCGGTCTGACGGACGGGCGCCCCGGGCGGGGGCGATCAGCATGGTGACGCGGTACGTGACCGTCGATCTCGGCGAGGTGACTGGCCCCGAGTTCTTCGACCGGCACTACCACCTCGTTCGGGCGGTCGAGGAGCTGGGCGACGGGTACCGCCAGCGCCATGGCGTGCGGTGCCACGGAGGGGCGGTCTTCGTGATGGTGCGGGGCCACCAGGCCGACGAGGTCGTAGACCGGATCAAGGGCGTCGCCGAGGAACTCGGTGTCATCGAGGTGCGGGAGACGCTGTGGTGAGCGCCGCCGAGCTCGCCATGGTCGGCGGCGCCGCCGGGACGGGCGCCGTGATCGGCGCCCTGGTGGCCACCACCCGCGTATCGTGGGTGCGGCGGCGCCGGCCCGTGCCTCTGGCGCTGTCGTATCCGGTCCCGTCCGTCGTCGACCGCCAACTCGTACGGCTTCTCCCACCAGGCGGGTCGTCGGCGGCCGGCGGCCGGGTGCTGTGCCTCGTCCGGGGCCGCCCCTACGACTGGGCCCGTGACGGGGACGCGGTCGCGTGAGCCGCCGACCCCCGTGCGAGGACTGCGAGCGCCGCCGGCCCTGGTGCGAGGGCTGCGACGAGCGCCCGGCGGTGACCGTCTGCCTCTGCTGCGACGCCGCGCTGTGCGAACCCTGCTTCGGGCCGTTCACCGGCGGGGTCTGCGAGCCGTGCCTCGGCGGCTACCAGCCCGAGCTTTCCCAGCTGGGCCCGGTCATCGAGGACGTCCGCGTGAACCGGGCAGTCCTGTGAGCGTCGCCCGCCGCGATCCGTTCGCCGAGCTCGTCCGCCAGGTCGCCGCCGAGCCGGACAACGCCTACAGCATCGACCGGTACCTGTGGGTCCTCGAGGAGGCTCAGCCGGTATGCGGCCACTGCGGCGCCGTCCTCGTCGCCATCAGCCGGCCCCCCCGGCGACGGACCGGTGAGAGTCGGCCCCCCCGGTACCGGCGCCTCGCCACGCGAAGCGCCGCGTGACGGCCCAATGGGAGGAGCCGCCCCTCTTCGATGCGGGCCCGCCGGCGGAGCCGCCGCCGAAGGTCGGTGAGGACGCTGCCCGTACGGTGCGGCGCCGGTCGCTGCTGGCGGCCGGGATCCACCCGACGTCACGCCGGAAGCTCCTCGGTGGCGACGCCGTGTGCGGCACCTGCGCCCACTGCGTGGCCAACCGCCAGACCCGGACCTACTGGAAATGCGCCAAGGTGTTCATGACCGGCGGGCCGGCCACGGACGTCCGGCTGAGCTGGCCGGCGTGCGTCCTGTGGGAGAAGGAAGGAGGCTGACCATGGTCCAGATCGGAGCCCGCTTCCGGGGCCACTGCGAGATCTGCCGCCGGCCGGGCGCCGTCGTCGAGGTGTACATCCTCGACGCCCGGGGCCAGCACCATGTCGCCACCGTCCACGTTGCCTGCGAGGACAACCGCGTGGCGAAGATGCGAGCGAAGGCCGCTCACAACTGATGGCCGTGACGAGGCGGGGGCAGGCGACGGGGGGACTAGGCAACCCCGGCCGCCCCCGCCCCGCCACGGTCGATTACGTCTCGAAGCTGGAGGCCGTTGTGGCCGCCGCCTTCGCGGTTGACTGGGACCATGTCGAAGCGGGCGTAGCCGCCTTCGTCCCCGTCGCCGCCGAGTGTGCGAAGTGCTCCGCCACCCAAGCCCGCCTCGAGACCCTGCGCTGGACGCTCCGGCAGTTCGGTAAGGACCCGTCCCCGTGAGACGCTGCGAGGACTACGACACCGAGCCGGGGGTCTGGTACCACGCCCACGACCTCGCCGCGATCCGATGCCACGACGAGGCGATCGTGGGATGGGGCAACCCACCGCGGTGGGTCTGCCGGCGCCACTACGAGCAGGCCCTCGCCCTCGTCCGCCAGACCATCGACCGGGCGCTACGCGATGCCTGACCTGCCGGACCTCCACTTCACCGACCCGATCCAGGTCATCGCCCGGGTCGTGGCCGCCGAGACCGGGAGCTCCGACCTCGACTCCTTCCGGATCGCCCACAGCATCGAGGTGGTACTGCGCAGCACCGGCTTCGCCATCATCCGCCGGACGTTCAAGGCCCCCCTGGAGGAGCGGTGAGCACGCCGGCCGCCTACAGCGCCGCGGCGATGAGCCGGGGGCTCATGGACCTTGCCGAGGGTCTCGGTCCGCTCTTGGAGGCGGTCGCCGGCTACCGGAAGCAGTGCGAGGCGGCGGGCTTCTCGTCGGCCATTTCCGAGCTCATGGCCACGCAGCTCCACTCGCACCTCCTGGCAAAGGCCTTCGCTCCATGAATTCCCCGCGGCTGATCGCCGACCCAACCAAGGAGAAAACCATGCCCGAAGTCAAGGCCGCCACTGATTTCGACACCCGTCTCGCCGCTCTCGACCGGGCGATCAACTACACCCACGGACGCGAGATGAGCGCCGATGACGTGGTCCGAATCGCCACCCAGTTCGACCAGTACCTCGTCGGCTCTGATGCCACCTGACGCCGAGAGGTACGCCGATTGTGCTCGGGCGAACCCGAACCCGGGCCCGAGCGTCTTCCACGACTTCGACTGCACTCACGACCCCTGCCGGTGCCCCGCTCGGGACGCCGACTATGTACTCGCTGCCTGCTGGGAGGGCTGTGGCTGGAACGGCGAGGTCCGCCTGAATGATCGGGGTCTCTGGTCGTGCCCGCAGTGCGCCAGGCTCCAGCCCTGGAGCGATCACTCCGACGGCTTGGAGGCACCAAATGTGGAGCCGTGAGATGGCCGAAGTACGGGAGCAAGTACGGGAGCAGCTTGCCGCTATCCGCCAGGAACGAGCCGAGCAGGCCCAGATGCTCGACGTGTACCGGCGGTGGCTGGACGGCACCTACCTACCGCCCAAGCCGCAACGCCGCCGGGCGCTACTCCAACGACGGGAGTCCTGATGCCCAGGACTGATTACGACCGTGCCGTGGACGCCGTCCTCACCGCCGAGCGGACGGGCCGGATCATCCTCCCCGAACCGGAGATGAAAGACCGTGACCAGCAAATCTCCGACCTCGCAGAGTTCTTCCTCGTCGCCCTCGGGATCAATGAAAACTGACCATTGGATCTGCGCCGACTGCGGCTACCGCCCGGTCCATCCGGGCAGGCCATCGACCAACACCTGCCCCGGCTGCAAGGGCGACTTCACCTGGCAGCCGGTGCTACTGATCGGGACTAAATCGTGACCGTGGCACTGGCCACCGGCCTGATCTGGGGGCTCGGCTACGTCGTCGGCTACTGGATGGGCAAGCTCAACGAGCAGGCGAAGCAGGTTGCCCGCGACCTCCAGGAGGTGCAGGAGAACGTGGCCCAGATGGAGACGGCGCTGCGCACCAACGGAGACGACCGTGCCTAAGGACATCCTCGATTTCTGGAAGCCGCCCATCCAGCCCCTCACCGACACCGAGGTCGACACCATCGCCTCGTTCGCCGGGATCACCCCCGAGAAGGTCCGGGGCATCGCCTGGCTGACCACCATGGCGCTCCGAGAAAAACGACCCTAGGCGAGGAGGTTCCCCCATGTCTGACCGCCCCGATCGCACCGAGGTGTTCCAGGACAGCGCGGGTGAGTGGCGCTGGCGACGCCTCGCCCCCAACGGCGAGGTCATCGCCGACTCGGCCGAGAGCTACACCCGTCGCGATGACGCCCGCCGAGCCGGCACCCGGGTGTTCGGCCCCGACCCTGAGGAGGAGACGTGACGGAGGTCATCCTTGGCCAGAAGTACCGGGACAGCGTGAGCGGCTGGGTGGGTGTCGCCACCGCCCGCTACGAGTACATGAACGGCTGCGTCCGCATCGAGCTCTCCGGCGCGGACAAGGACGGGAAGCCGGACGGCTACGTCGTCGACATTCAACAGGTCGAAGAGGTGGAAGGCAGTGTGCCCGTCGTCCGTCGGGAGACCGGCGGCGCCCGGTCCAACCGGCCCGTCAGGCGATGAGGTCTCGCATCTCGGTCCCCCGGATGGACCCGTTGCTTGGCGACGGCGGCGCGCTCGTGGCGGCCTATCGGCGGCTGCTGGGCGATCTTTCTGCGAAGCTGGAGGCCATACCCCCAGAGGAGGTCTCCATGCCCACCGACCCGACACTCGTCCAGATCTCGCGCAACATGACGGAGGAGTTCCCCGACGCCGACCCCGATGCGATCCAGGCGTTGGCCAAGTCGGCCAGGACGCTCGGCCGGGCGATCGTGCGGCTCTGCCCCGAGGGCCGCGAGCGCTCTCTGGCCATCACGAACGCCGAGCAGGCGTTCATGTGGGCGAGGACGTCGATCGCCCAGAACGGCGCGGCCGCCCCGGCTGCGACCGCATCGCGGGCCGCCGGGAAGCGTGGTGGGGCGACGAGGACGCGGGCGGCGGCCGGGAAGCGGGCGGCCGGTACGACGGGGCGCAGCGCGGCGGGAACCCGGGCGTCGAGTGCGACGAGGCGCCGCACGACGAAGGCCTGATGGCCGCTGGCATCACGACGACCGACATGGCCCAGCGGGACGCGGTGATCGAGAAGGACCGCGAGCTGCTCCATGAGGGCGAGCTTCGGTACGGCCGCCGGTCGGACCTCGAACGGCAGCGGATCGAGCGGCGATCAACGAGCCTCGATGACTACGAAGAGGCGTTCGTCGAGATGCTGAGCCGGTTCCCGGTGGCCATCCGACAGGTGCTGCGGGACCGTAACCACTACGACAAGCAGCTCGTCGACCGGATCAAGGACGCGGCGTTCGAAGCGCTCCGGCCGAAGAGCGGCGACCAGGACGTCCCGGTCGAGCTCAGCGATCGGGAACGCAGCGTGCTCGTCGAGATGTGGCGGTTCTGGGGGCGGCTGTCCCCATCGGACCGGGAGCAGTTCGAGGAGTACTTCCTCGACGCCGCCGGCGAGAAGCCACGCGTGCCCAGCTACCTGGTGCTCGAGCTCACCAGGACCGGGAAGGGTATGCAACGGGCCGCCCGCCAGGACTGGCAGCTGCCCGAGGAGCTGCGACGCCAGCTGCGGCTGTCCCCGGACCGACCACCGCAGGTGGCCGTTCTCCCCGACGAATAGGGCAAACCGACGGTCTGGGGCTGAGCGCTTGCTATAGGCAGCCTGCCTGCCGATACTCCGACGTAGAGATACCGGCGCACCCCCAGACCCCGGAGGGCCGGTCAGCGAGTTTCGAGGTTCGACCCTCGTCGCCCCAGATTCGGAGGGCGGGTGTCGGCGGAGTCCCACACACGTGGGCTCCCCGACACCCGCCCTCTTTGCGTTCACGGAAGGGGTCTTCCGGAAGGGAGCCCCCCCATGACCGGCAAGGCGTTGGACCTCGGCACTGTCACCGTTCTCGACTTCCCCCTGGCGGCCTGCGCCAACGAGCCGACCGAGTTGTTCTTCGGTGCCGGCGGTCGCCCTCGAGCCGCCCGGGTCGCCGCGGCGAAGGAGTTCTGCGACCGGTGCCCCCACCGTGCCGCCTGCCTCGAGCACGCCCTGGCGTGGCCCGAGCCGGACGGCGTGTGGGGCGGCATGACCGCCGCCGAGCGTCGCCCCCTCCGCCGTCCCCGTTTGGAGACCCGTCGAAAGGACGCCCCGCCCTCATGATGAGGACCGACCTGCACCTCGACCTGCCCGACCCGCCCATCAAGTACGACGTGCACATCGCGCCGGGCGAGCTGCCCTTCGCCACCGTGACCATCGGCAACGACGGCCTCGGCGAGGTCAACATCTACAGCGCCACGCCGGCCGCGCTCGAGCACCTCGCCAAGGTGGCCAAGAAAGCGGCCCGGGAACTGGCCGTCGCCCGCGTCCTGATGCACGTCTACGAACGCTCGGCGGTCTCAGTCACGGCCGCCGGCTACGACGGCGAAGCGGCATGAGCACCTCCGCCATCCTCGACCGGGCCGAGGCGTACCGCGACCTGACGGCCGAGATCTCCCGCCTCGAGGGCGAGATCGAGCGGGTCGCAGCGGACCCGATCGCCCAGCTAGCCACCCTCCGGACCGAGGTGAACCGGGTCAAGGGCGAGCTGCTGGCCATGCTCGCCGCCGCCAAGGACCACACGTTCGAACTTGACGGCGGCTGGAAGTTCAAGCGCCTCACCAACACGACCACCACCTACGCCATCGAAGCGGCCAAGGCCAAGTGGCGGCCGTCGATCCTGCGCCGGTGCATGGTCCGCACCGTCGACAACAAGCTCGTCGACGCCGAGGTCGAAGCCGGCCGGCTGTCCGTCCTCGACGCCCGGGCGGCCGAGTCGAAGAGCGACTCGGCGCCGTACCTGCGGGTCACACAGCCGAAGAAGCAGAAGGCCTGATGGCCGCCGCGGCCAACCCCCACATGAAGATGCTGGGGACGAAAGCCACCGTGCACACCTCGACCGGCATCGAGGTCAGCGGCACGATCGTCAGCTACGCCGACGGCTGGATCGTCGTCGACAGCGTCGACGGCCTGTGGCACTTCAACCCCGACCAGGTCATTGCTGTCGAGGCGCTCGGCCCCGAGGCGACCCTGTGAGCTCCCGGCCGACGGCTGCGCAGTGGCATGAGCTCTGCGACGAGCTCGTCGCCACCGCCAAGCGGCTCTTCGTCGACGGTCCCGAGCTGATGCGCCGCAGCCGCGAGGTCGCCCGGGACGGCTATCCGACCTCGAGCCTGTCCGGCGGCGGCCGCTCCAGCGACGTCAGCGACCCCACCTACCGCCTGGCGGCGGACCTCGTCGACGGCGGCGGGCCCAAAGACCCCGTGAACCGGGCCGTCGAGGAGATGCTCCGCCTCACCCGCGTTGCGCTGGCCGCCCTCCGGGCTGCCGACGGCGCCCGGGCCGGCGCCTTCCCGCCCGTCGAGCGGTCCGAGTTGTCGGCCTCCTGCGTCGTCCACGCCGCCTACGGCCTCGACCAGCCGGCCCGGTCCGGTGAGCGGTGCCGCTGGTGCAACGACTGGCGCAAGACCCACGACTTCACCGACCCCCCCGAGAGCGCGATCCGCACTCTCGAAGACCAACGGATCGAACGCGAGATGCGGAGCGCAGCGTGACCGTCGAGCCGGTCGACCAGGTCGACGACGACCGGGAGGCGTTTCTCCGCCGTGGGCTCCTCCGCCTCCACACCGCCCGGGTCCGTGGCGACCTAGTCCGTTATGGCTACCCCCGCCACATCGTCGAGGGGCTCCGCATCGAGGAGCTCCTCGTGCTGCGGGACAAGTCCGTCGCCCACCTGATGGACGCCCCCCGCTCCTCCAAGGAGGACTGAATGGACCCCTGCACCGTCTGCGCCGGCGTCACCGCCCCGCACTGCCTACCGGTCTGCAACCGCGGCTGGGTGCGCTGCCGGTCCTGCCGGGCGTTCGGCCGGCAGGGCGGGCCGATGATCCCGGCCGTGCCCCCGCCGGTCGTCGCCCTCGACCCCCCTTCGGCGGAGTCGTAGATGGCCGTCACCTACCTTTTTCGATGTACCGAATGCGACACCGAGCTCGAGCGGACCGAAGGCGGCGACACCGCCGGCGACTGCCGCTCCGTCCGGGTCGCCCACATCTCCGGCGGCGACTTCGACGTCCGCTGCTGGGGGACGCTGACGCGTGTGTGGGCCGCCACCCCGCTCCGATCCTGGGCGAAGGGAGCCCACTGATGCCTCAGCAGGAGCACTACCGGCCGGTCCAGGAACCCTCGAAGTCCGACAAGACCGACGCCAAGGAGCTCGCCGAGCGCGATACCGACGCCCAGGCGGCCGCCGCCAAGACCAAACGGGACGACACCGAGGAGCTCCTCGACGACCTCGACGAGCTTCTCGACGAGATCGACTCCGTCCTCGAGGAGAACGCCGAGGAGTTCGTCCGCAACTACGTCCAGAAAGGCGGCCAGTGAACACCCTCAACCTGGTCTGCGTCGGCTATCTCGCGTGGTTGATGTGGGCCACGGACCGGCAGGTTCGACAGCAGGAGCGCCGCCTGCGGGCGATGGCGATCGAGGTGGACGCCGCCGTTCTCACCCGCCCGCTTCTCGTCGGGCTGATCCGCACCACGCTCGACGCCGAGCTGAACCGGCTTCGTCGCAACGGCTTCGGCCCGATGCCCATGCACTACCGGGACGGTCAGTGAATGGCCGCCGCCAGAGGTGACGACTACTACACCGAGCGCGACGGCCGGTTCTACAGGGTTGTCGATGGCATTGAGATCGGCCCGCTGAACCCCGAAGACGTAGTGATCGTCGGCGATGGAAGCGGAAAGTCCTTGCCCCCCCTCTGTACGATCGAAGTGAGGCTAGGGGTTCTGTCCCCAGGCGCCGAGGCGTGAGGATCGTGCGGCAGGATTACGCCGAGACCATCGCCGCTGCGCTCGAGCTGTACCCCCCAGGCCTGCGGGAACTGGTCGCCGACGTCGACTTTCTGACCGGCACCGACCCTCTCTTCGCTGGGCTCCACGACTACGCCGACACCGACGACGGTCGGAGCTACCGCTCGACCGCCCACGTGGCCTACCCGTGGCACGTCCTCGGCCCCCGCGCCCGCCGCCGGACCACGGTCGTCCTTCCCACGCCGTCCTCCCTGCGCACGGTGGTGCACGAGCTCGGCCACGTTCTCGACTGGCAGCTCGCCTTCTCGCACGCCGCAGCGCCGGTCTCGTGGTACGCCGGCACCAACCGATGTGAGGCGATGGCCGAGGCGGTCACGTCGTGGCTCATCCCGGGCTACGCCCGCCGGCCCGACGAGGCGACGATCGCGCTCCTCGAGGACCTCGCCCGCCGGTGATCCTGCCGATGCGGTGCCTCGACGCCGGCTGCGAGGTGTTGTTCACCGGCGCCGGCTCCTACTGCGGCCCCCACAAGCGGGCCCGGAAGCGGATCCGCAACGCCGATCGGCCCATCGCCCGGGCCGTGGTGGCCGCCTCGCCGGTCTGTGCCTGGTGCGGCGCGACCGAGGACCTGACGGCCGACCATGTGGACCCGCTGGCCGGGGGCGGCACGAACGAAGGCGAGCGTCAGACGCTCTGTCGCGTGTGCAACTCCGCGAAGGGTACGACGGGCCGGTGCCATCCACAACGATCGCCTGCTCCCCCCGATTTCGGAGGCCCGTGATGCGCACCTTCTGCACCTACCTCGTCGGCCTGGTCGTCGCGCTGATCGTCTTGGACTGGCTGAGCGTCATCGACATCCTCGCCGGCACCCGATAACGCTCTGACCTGCACCTTTACGGTTTGGCCGCAGAAAAAACTCCCCGCTATCCCGTACATCGGGGCGGGACAGGGCCAAGGTCTCCCCGCCCGACATGTCCGTTTCGCGATCGCAAAGCCCATGCCGTCCCTCTCGGCGTGACCGCCGGCCAGCCGTTTCGGCGCCCGGTCCGCCCCCCGATCCCGTCCGCCCAGCCCGCTGGCCGACGGACCAGGCTCGCTGGCCACCCGTGCTCACCCCACGGGTTGGCCAGCGGGGGCCAGACCCCCGCTCTGCGCCCCGCTGAGCCGCCCTCGGTGGCCTCCGGCTGTGGGTGCCGGGGTTTCTGGCCTAAGACCGGGAGACGCCCACACGGCGGCTCTCCGAAGGAGCCATGCCGGGTCCCCCCGCCAAGCATCCCGACGACCGGGCGCGGCGTAACGCCAAGCCCTCCCTCGAGGTCTTCCCTCTGCCCGGCCCCCCGCCGGCGCCGCCCGCCGAGCTGAGCCCGGCGGTGGCCGCCCAGTGGGTGGAGCTGTGGGACTCGCCCATCGCATCGACGATCGTCTCCACCGACCTCCCCGCCCTCGAGCGGCTGTTCACCCTCCGGGAGGAGCAGGCCACCTGCAGGGAGCTGTCCCGGGACTGCCCGCTCATCGAGGGGTCGAAGGGCCAGCTGATCGTCAACCCCCTCGCCCGCCAGGCCCTGGCCCTCGAGCCGTTCATCACGGCCCTCGAGGACCGCTTCGCGCTCACCCCCAAGGCCCGCCTCGCCCTCGGTGTCCGCATGGGCCAGGCCGCCGATGCCGCCAAGCGCCACCCCGACCTCTTCGGCGCCGGCCCACAGGAGCCACCCAAGCGTGCCGATCCTCGCGTCGCCCACGACCTCCCCGCTCCCGCCGACCCACGGGCCGGTGGTGGCGAACTGGATGGAGGCTGAGCTCGTCCACGGTGAAGGCGACCTGGCCGGCGAACCGTTTCGGCTGGCTGGCCACGAGCTGCGGGTGCTGTACCGCCTTCACGAGTACGACCCCGACACCGGCCTCTACCTCCACGACAAGGCGCTGATCGGCTGGCCCAAGGGCTCGGGCAAGACGGAGTTCGTCGCCGGCATGGGCCTCGAAGGCCTCGTTGGCCCGACCGCCCCGAAGCTGCCCAGCATCCCGGTGGCCGCGGCCACCAAGGACCAGGCCGGCGAGCTCGTCCGCATCGCCGGGCTGATGACCGAGGACCAGGACATCCGCGGCCGCCTCGAGGTGCAGCAGCAGCGGATCCTCATCCCCGGCCCCAACGGGCAGGACATGGGCCGCATGTTCGCCACCACCGCCAGCACGGGCCCCAACGACGGCCGGAAGCCCAGCCGCCTGCTGCTCGACGAGATCCACGAGTGGGACGAGCACTCCACCGCCGGCGCCAAACGCCATGCCATCCTCGCCCGGGGGTTGCGCAAGCGGAGCAACGCCCAGCAGATCAACATCACGACGGCTGGCTGGAACCTCGAGACCCTGGCCGGGAAGATGTACACGTTCGGCTGCCAGGTGGCGGCCGGCAAGATCGCCGCTCCCCGGTTCCTCTTCGAGTGGTACGAGGCGTCGGACGAGCACGACCTCGAAGACGCCGAGCAGCTCCTCGCCGCCGTCCTGGAAGCCAACCCCGCCGCCGGCCTGTTCTGGCCGGCCGAGGGCCTGGTGCAGGAGTACCACGAGCACAAGCTCCGCGGCGAGGTCGAGGACTTCCTCCGCTACCACCTCAACCGCTGGGTGCCGCTCGTCCGCTCCGCCTGGCTCGACATGAAGGCCTGGCACGCCCGGGCCGACACCCGGGACGTCGCCTGCAAGACCCGCATCGCTCTCGGCTTCGACGGCTCGAAGAGCGGCGACTCCACCGCCCTCATCGGCGCCACCATCGCCTCCCACCCCCACGTCTTCGTCATCGGCCACTGGGAACGCCCCGCCGGCCTCCCCGACGCCGAGCACTGGGAGGTCCCCGTCCTCGACGTCGAGGCCGCCATCGAGGCGGCCTGCGGCTTCTACAAGGTCGAGGAGCTCGCCGCCGACACCAGCTACTGGCGTTCCAGCCTGGCCCGACTGCTCGGCCGGGGCGTGCCCGTGGTCGACGTGCCGCAGTCCTCCAAGCGGATGGCTCCCGCCTGCCAGCGCCTCTTCGAGGGCGTCACCCGGGCCGAGATGACCCACGACGGCGACTCCCGCCTGGCGCGGCACACCTCGAACTGCCGGGGCCTCGAAACGCTGTGGGGGAACCGGATCGTCAAGGAGCACCTCCACTCCAAGCGCCAGATCGACCTGACCGTCGCCGCCGTCCTCGCCCACGAGGCGGCCGCCCGCATCGCCCTCTCGTCCTCGTCGGAGGGCTTCTATGCGTCCCTCGTCTGACCGGAAGGCCCCGCACACAATGAGCGAGCTCGTAGCCCTGGCCCTGGTCGCCGTCGGCGTCGCCCTGGCCGTCGCCGGCGTCGCCCTCGTCGTCTCCGCCGGTGTCGCCCTCATCGTGGCCGGCGTCGCCCTCTCGGCCGTCGGCCTCCTCGCCACCCTCGAGAAGCCCACCGCCAAGCGACGTCCCGGCCGGTGAACCTCCTCTCCCGCGCCGTAGGGCGCCGCACCCCCCCCGAGCGGGCCGTGTCCTTCAACGGCCAGCTCCTCCAGCTCTCCCAGTCGTGGGGCGCCACCTCCGGCGACCGCATGGCACACGACTTCGTCAGCTACGTCGCCGATGGCTACCGCGACAACGGGGTCGTCTTCTCCGTCATCCTGGCCCGCCTCCTGCTCTTCTCCGAGGCCACGTTCAAGTTCCAGCGCACCGACGGCGGCCGCCCCGGCGAGCTCTCCGGAGGTCCCGGCCTCGCCGCCCTCGAGCGGCCCTGGCCGAACGGGACCACCGGTGACCTCCTGGCCCGCATGGAGCAGGACGTCTCCCTGGCCGGGAACTCCTACACCTACCGGGTCGGCCCCGGCCGCCTCAAGCGTCTCCGGCCGGACTGGGTCGAGCTCCTCATCGGCTCCATGAGCGACGACCCGGCCGGGGTCCACGCCCTCGACGCCGAGGTCCTCGCCTACCTGTACACGCCGGGCGGGCCCGGGTCGGGCAACAAGCGCAAGGTCCTCGACCGCAACGACGTCGCCCACTACGCCCCGATCCCCGACCCGCTGGCCATGGCCCGGGGGATGAGCTGGCTCACCCCGGTGGCCCGGGAGTGCGACGCCGACACGTCGATGACCCGCCACAAGGGCAAGTTCTTTGAGCATGCGGCCACCCCCAACATGGTGGTCAAGACCACGAACGTCCTCACCCCGGACGAGCGCAAGCGGACGAGGGCGATGCTCCGCCAGCGCTTCGAGGGCGTCGACAACGCCTACAAGACGATGCTCCTCGAGGGCGGCGCCGACGTCGAAGTCGTCGGGAACACCTTCGAGCAGATCAGCTTCACCGCCGTGCAGGCCGCCGGCGAGAACCGCATCGCCGCCGCCGGCGGTGTCCCCGGCATCGTCGTCGGGCTGAAGGAAGGCCTCCAGGCCGCCACCTACTCGAACTACGAGCAGGCCATGCGCCGCTTCGCCGACCTGACCATGCGGCCTCTGTGGCGCAACGCCTCCGGCTCGCTGGCCACGATCGTCGACGTCCCCGCCGCCTCGCGGCTCTGGTACGACGACCGGGAGATCCCGGCCCTCAAGCAGGACGCCAAGCAGTCGGCCGAGATCCTCAAGAGCCAGGCCGACACCATCGGGGCGCTCATCCGGTCGGGCTACGAGCCCGACTCTGTCACCCGAGCCGTCCTCGCCGGCGACTACAGCCTGCTCGTCCACAGCGGCCTGCGGCCGGTGACCCTGGCCGTCGCCGACGTCGCTGCTGACGCCGCCGACGCCACCTGACCTTCGATATATCGAAAATCGGGGCGCTGTATGGCGTTCTAAGCCTCGCAATCGACGGGGCCGGTATGTCCGGACCTTCCCTCACCCCCCTCGCAAGGAGTCCCCTCCCTTGAAGCCCTCTGAGAGCGCGCCGCGCACCGGCCTCGTCCGGGCGACGGTCCGAACCCCGCTCGAGCTGCGCGACGCCGCCGCCGGCGACGGGATGAAGACCCTCGTCGGGCACTTCGCCGTCTTCAACGTGGTGACCACCATCGACTCGTGGTTCGAGGGCACCTTCCGGGAGCAGATCGTCCCGGGCGCCTTCACCAAGACGTTCCAGGAGCGGGCCGCCCAGATCCGCTGCATCTACGAGCACGGCCGGGACCCCATGTTCGGCCGCAAGCCGCTCGGCACCCCCGACGTCCTCGCCGAGGACGCCGTCGGCGCCTACTACGAGGTCGGCCTGTTCGACACCCAGCTCAACCGGGAGCACGTCATCCCGCCGGCCGCCGCCGGCCAGCTCGGCGCCTCGTTCGCCTTCGAGATCCTCAAGGACACGTGGGAAGAGGAGCCGGCCGACGGCGGGCTGCCCATGCGGACCATCCTCGAAGCCCGCGTCCACGAATTCGGGCCCTGCCCGTTCGGCGCCTACGACGACGCCACCACCGGTGTCCGTTCCGGTGTCGACCCCAATCTCTGGCGCGTCCTCGACGACGACGGCCGCGCCGAGCTCGGCCACCTTCTCGAGAAGGCGGCCGCGTCACGCACTTCCACCCCTGGAGCCGGTTCGTCCACTCCCGAAGCGGAAGCCGCAGCCTCTCCCTCGGTCGAGCCGGGTCCGCCCACTCGCGCCGTCAACGCCCTCCAGATGGCCCTGCGCTTGCGGGACATCGACTCGACCCTGAAGGAGATCCACCCCTCATGAAGCTTGCCGAGATCCACGCCCGCATGGGCGAGGTCCGCACCGAGCTGGCCAAGCTGGCCGACTCCGTCGACGGGACCCTCACCCCCGAGCAGGACACCAGCTGGACCGCCCTCAACGAGGAGTTCGACACCCTCGAGGGCCAGCGCGCCACCATCGCCGGCCGTCTGGCCCGTGCCGCCCACGTGGCCGGCCAGCCGGACCACCGCGAGAAGGGCTCAGCGCCCGACGACATCGACGCCGACTTCGTCGGCGAGCCCGGCTCGGCCGAGGCCCGCGGCAAGAAGGGCGCCGCCGACCCGTGGAACCTCACCGAGGTCCGCACCTTCGACCGGACCTCCGAGCAGGTCGGCGACGACCTCAAGGCCCGGGCGAAGACGGCCATCGAGCAGATGCCGCAGATGACCGACAAGCGCCGCCAGACGCTCACCTCGATCCTCGAGCGGTTCGACGACGACCACGGCACCCTCGCCCACCAGGTGCTGGCTACCTCCTCGCCGACGTACCTGCGGGCGTTCGCCAAGCTCATCAAGGGCCAGGGCCACCTCCTCAGCGCCGACGAGCAGCGGTCCGTCCAGCGGGCGATGAGCACCACCGGCAACGCCGGCGGCTACGCCATCCCCCAGCAGCTCGACCCGACCCTGATCCTCACCTCCGACGGCTCGGTCAACCCGTTCCGGGCCATCGCCCGCAAGGTGGTCGCCACCGGCACCCGCTACGACATGGTGGGCGTCGCCAACACCTCGTGGTCCTACGACGCCGAGGCCGACCAGGTCTCCGACGACGCGTCGACGTTCGCCCAGCCGCAGATCACCATCTACCCCGCCCGCGGGTTCGTGCCGATCTCCGACGAGGCGTTCTCCGACATCCCCAACGTCGCCGAGGAGGTCGGCCGGCTGCTCGCCGCCGGCAAGGACGACCTCGAAGCCACGTCGTTCGCAACCGGCACCGGCTCCGCCCCCCAGGGGATCATCACCGCCCTGGTCGCCAGCGCCGGCGGCGCCTCGATCGTCCTGTCGGCCACCACCGACACGTTCGCCGTCGCCGACCTGTACAACGTCGAGGAAGCCCTCCCGGCCAAGTACCGGGCCCGGGCCCAGTGGACCGCCAACAAGACCATCTACAACGACGTCCGCCAGATGGGCACCGCCGACTCGCACGCCCTGTGGGAGCGGATCGGGGCCGGCCAGCCCGCGCAGCTCCTCGGCTACAACGCCCACGAGGCGTCCGCCCAGGACGGCTCGATCACCGGCGGCGCCCACAACTACGTGCTGGTGCTCGGCGACTGGGACAACTACGTCATCGCCGACCGCCTCGGCATGACCGTGGAGCTCATCCCGCACCTCTTCGGTGCGAACGGCCGCCCCACCGGCCAGAAGGGCTGGTTCGCCAACGTCCGCCACGGAGCTGACTCCGTCAACGACGGCGCGTTCCGCATGTTGAACGTCACCTAGCCGGCCAGGTGACCCCCCCGCTGGGGGCCGGGCCTCACCCGCCCGGCCCCGATGCCGCCGGCTGACCCTCCCCTGCCAGCAGCCGAACCGGGACGCATGAAGAGCGGGGCACGGGTGGACAGCGAGAGGACAGCTACGCGCTCGACACGCCGCCGTAGATCCTCGACAAGCCCCCAGCAGCGCTAACTCCGCGGCAGTGGACCGCGTAGCGGCCGCAGGTCCTTGACGCCGACGCCGGACGGCGCACGCTGTGGAAGGCGGAGAAGGGGGTCCTGGCGC